ATCGGCTTCCTCCATGTATTTAATCACCCACTCCACAACACTACGTTGACCAGAGCGGTACATAATTTTTTCCATTGAATCATCAGGTGTAGGGTTTGTGGGTGGGAAGGATTCTTCTAATGCATGAATGAGTCCACGGGATTGCATCCCGAAGACCTCAAGCATATTGGGGGAGGTTGACATTACTATGCTCGAAGAATGCAGGCATACGTCCTGCTTTAGTAAATGTAAGTTCTGGTGCTTTACCTTCGTACATCAGGCGATCACTAGAATCAAGCCAAAACTTTTTGTCTAAATATTTATCGGTGCTACGACCTAATGGTTGCATCACCCAGTTAATCGTGGCCAAGCGGAGTTTATCAAGACTAGGAGAGATATCAAGCCCCAGCTCCCGACAAACAAGACTATTGGTTGCAACATGGATTTGTTCATCTCTGCTAATATCGGCACTTGTTGTTCTCATTCCAGCGTCACCAGTAGCGCGGAAGAATGGTAAAAGAACGAAGAAAATCGCACGCTCGGCAACCATCGCTTTGGTAATCGTGTGATCAGGATGTGCCACCCAAGCTTCACGTAGCCGTAGCGCTTCAGCCTCAGCCTTTTCATCAACCCCGTAAGCATTGGCAACAAGACCAAGTGCGACGTCGTGATTTTCTTCGTCTGTGATATTGGATTGAAGGAGGCTACGTGCCGCCGCTGGTACTTCGGTTTCCAACGCATCACGGATAAAATCTCCCACAGGTAGTTCCATATGTCTCAAAGCAAGTGCACGGAGAATCGTGGCCTCCGCGCCTTCTTTGCATGTACCAGCATTCACCTGTACTGGTGTCCATTTTCTTTTTCTGTTTAGTAGTTTCTGATAAGGGTTCATTCTTGACAATCACATTCAGGTTCTTTTAAAAGATCCTCCAAGTAATCGTTGACTTCAGTTTCATCCAAAGCTGCATATGCGCTTGACTTATCCTGTACGTCGCCCATCACTTGCAGGCTGTAGTAAAGGGATGTCTGGGGCGATTGCAGCCACTCTTCAATAAACCCGTGATTCATGGTGACCATATCTGACCACCAGTTCTGAGAGTATCCGTGAAGAAGTCCAGTCCTATCCAACAAAATCATAATGTTGTCGGATACTTTCTTGAATGCCTCCCATCCGACTGCAGAGGCAATTTCTACGTCACCGTAGTTATATGTTTGTACACCAAACGTTCCACTGTCTCTGTCAACAGTGCGTGCAATAGGTGGTGCAATTTCTGGGGTAGATGTGTAGCCATCAGCATCCTGTGAGCGGTAGCTACAAGAGGCTGTGGGGGCTATGGCAAAGGCTCGGACCATACGGTGTGCACGGGCTACAGAAGCGGCTCCTTCAATGCCTTCTGCAAGACACTTAGCTAGTTCATAAGCAGCCGATGCTTTTACCTCACCGTTGACATACTGCTCTAGTCCATCACCAAATTGTTTGTAGGTTATGCCGTACCTTCGTAGGAGGTTGGCAAGTCCAAGCATTCCGAGTCCGACTTGTCTGTCGTTTTCAGGTGAGAGGTACTCTCCACTATGATCGACACCAGTTCGAGCGTGGAGGAGACACAACTCCTGCATACCTTGAACGAAAGCGGTGTGGATAGTGTCGAACTCACAGGCTGAGAGATTGATATGTTGCAACAAGCACGTTCCGCGTGATCGCAAGTAAACTTCAAGGCAGACATTGCCATAAATACGTTCTCCATTTTTGTCATATTTAACTTTGTTGAGCCAAATATCACCACGCTTCATACCTTCAATGAGCTTGATAGATGTCTCATCATCCATCAACTCCCACCAATCATCTGTGATGTCTACACAACGTTTGACCCAAGGAAGTTGTTCACGTGGTGTATCAATAAATTCTTCAATGTCATCATGATTAGCGTCAAGATGAAGAACTATTGCACCATTTTTATATCGACCACCCCGTCTTAAAGTTTCGTTGAGTGCGCTATATATTCGTCCAAACGATACAGGACCTGAAGCAACAAGTCCTTTGCCATTATCGCTTCCTTTTGGTCGTAATTTTGAAAGGTGGATCGCGCATCCAGCGCCATTACGGAGCGCATGAGAGGCGAAACGCCAGGAGCTTTCGATTCCATCAGGACCCTCCATTGAGTCAAGGCATACGTAGACCGTGCACGACACGGGGAGACGGCCATCAGGATCATCAATCCATGATTGGACACGTCCAGTTCTAGAAATAAGTTCAGCCATTAACAAGATCAGTCAATTTAGGTGGTTGGTAGTTAGGTCCTTTTAAGACCTTGCCGTCTGAGCGGCGGATGGGCTTACCATCTAGTCCAAGCTTGGACATGTTTGATTCATGAACACGATCAAGAGCTTCCTCTAAATCCCATTCCATGTTTTCGGCGTATTGAAAGCAGACATATACAAGATCAGCAAGCTCCTTTAATTCAGAAGCAAAGCCCTCACGCATTGACATGCGAAACTCTTGATACTCTTCAGCGATCAAATTTAATTGCATTGTGCGATTCTTCATTCCATTCTGGACGCCGTACGCGGAACGGAATTGTTGAGCTTGGTCGCTGAGGCTCTGGTCTCTGCAGTGCATGTAGTTCATCTTCAAGGTAGTGGATAGCTTTTTTAATGTCTTCAATCTCGGTTCCAGTACTTTTGAAACCGGCTCGGCAAATATATTTAACAGCATTACCTCGGTGATAATTGAGACCTTGATCGCGAATGAAGTCCCACACTTCTATTGATCCGCGGCAGTAGTGTTTAGGGTGGTTGGCCATTGTTTTACTAAGTTACTAACAGTATTTGAAAGGACAAAGTTTTGTCGTTGTAAAGCAACAAAGACAGTGATTAGATCTTCTTTGTCAGCTTTGGGTAGCATGTCATCAAGCCGTCTCATCTTGAATTCTTGCTCCATCGTTAACTGTGTAACCGGAGGTGGGGGTCCAAGGAATAACGGCTCTGTTGATTGGGTCATAGTCTTTACTGGTAAGGATTCGTGCCAGGCGTGCGTTCATTAATGCAGCATCTTCACCAAGATCCTTGTCAGCAAATGCTTTGATGACTGTCTCCCAGCTGTACCCGTCTTTGTCAAACAAAGCAACTGCACGTTTCACACCAATACCAGGTACTCCACCGTAACCATCAGTTTGGTCACCGGCTAGTGTCTGAATAAGGTGCCACTTAGCACCTTCCTCTGGTGTGATTACTACTGTTTCGTCAAAGTTATAAAGACGACCAGGAATTTGGCGCA